CATTATTACTTCTGTAAGGCAATACATAGAAACTTACTTGTCAACTAAATTAATCACGCAGACGGTAGAAGAGAAGTTTGATTATATTGATGTGAAAGACTATCAAATGCGACAAAACTTTAATTTAGGAGTCAATCCTGTTCAAAGTGTAACAAGCTTTGTTTACTTGGATAGCGATGGAGTTAGTCAAACGTGGAGTAGTGATGAATATGTAGTAGATACGCACAGACCAGTAGCAAGGATTGGTATTAGAAATGGGTATACATGGCCATCTATTCAAGATGAGATTAATGCACTTACAATTACTTATGTAGCAGGTTATGGTGATGCAGGTAGTGATGTGCCAGGGCAGATATTACAAGCTATGAGGTATTTAATTGCAGCTTATTATGAGAATAGAACTGATCATTTAGCTACATTACCTACAGCGAGTAGAGTTATATTAGACAATCTAAAGTATGGCATGGGAATTGGTTACTTATGAGATACTTAAAGAACGAAAAGATTGGAAATTTGAACCGAAAGGTTAGAATTGAAGAAAGAACAATAACAAGAAATTCTTATGGGGAAACTGATTACAGTTATACTGAATTTACTACCTTATATGCTGAAGCTGATTTCCGTATTACGAGAACGGATGAAAAGGTACAGGAACAACAGTTAGTAGCTACTACTTCTGTTTTTTATAGAATAAGGAGAAGAAGTGGATTAAGCACAGATATGAGATTGGTTGATTTGACTATGGCTACTTCTCAGAATATATTTAACATTAGAGCGATTAGGGAAGAGAGTAAGGATTACATGATACTTGAATGCGTTAATTATGAGTATTAGAGTAGATGGGGTGCAAGAACTTAACCAAAAATTAAAAGAATTGGGTAAGTTTATGACAAAGACAGAAAAGAGAAGAATTACTTTTGCTGCCGCTAAACCTATTGTTGAAGCAGGTCGTAGTGTATCTCCTGTTCGTAGCGTTCCAGATAAATGGGGTCATCCGAGAGAAAACCCTCGCTATAGTAAATCTAAGAAGGGAACAATAATTGCAAGGTATTTACCTGGGAACTTAAAAAAGTCATTTAGGCGTATTCCTCAACAAAGATTAAAAAAGTCATCATCTTCTTTTGTAGGGCCATTTTCGACACAACAGAGATTAGGGTTGTATGGAGGTTCAGTTGCTAAAAGTGATGGTTATTATGCTACTATGGCATTTGGCAAAGGTTCTACTGCTGCTGACTATGAAAATAAGATATTAAAAGTTGCAGTTACAAAAGCAGGAAAGAAAACATATTTAGAGATGCAGAAAAAGGCTCGACAAGTATGGGAGAAAGCAAAAACTGGATTAAACTTTAGATAATGGAAATAGGGAAAGTAGTATATAGCTTATTAAATGGATCTTCTGCTCTTACTAATATAATGGGCAGTAATAAGATTTATCCATCATTTGCTCCAGATAAGACTGAGTTCCCTTTTATTGTATACAAGACAAGAAGTGCAGATCCTGTAGTAACAAAGAATGGAATTGCAGATAATGTTATTTTTGTTTGCTATATTAATATCTACAGTAAGAAATATGATACGTTAAGAGATATAAGTACAGAAGTAAAAAATGCAATTAATAATTATAGTGGCACAGTCGAGGGTGTTACTGTAAAAAGAATTGGTTATTTAGATGAAGAAGAGTTTTATGATTTTGACATTGATGTCCATTTTTTAGAACTCTCTTATAGAATTAGATTAGAAAATTAAAATTAAAAAATTATGCCAAGTACAGGTTTTATAGATGGAACATTGCTAAGATTGACTCTTAGTGACACAGAAGGAAGTGAAGTTGAAATCTTTCACGCAACAGAATCAAGTATTTCATTTTCATTAGACGTTACAGATATTACTACAAAGGATAGTGGTAGTGGTGGATGGAGAGAAATCTTCCCTAAAACCAAATCTGCTACAATTTCTTTTAGTGGTTTAGTAAGATATGATGAAACTGCTTCTGAAGATAACGTAAGTGGATTATTGGGTTATTTCGATGGTAAGACTCAGATATACTGGGTAATGGCTACTTCTACAACTGGTGATGTACAGTTAAGTGGGTCTGGTTATATTACTGCTTTATCTCAAACTGCTACTGCTGATACAGAAGTTGCTTTTGATGGAACTATCGAGGTTAGTGGAGCAGTAACCATTGGAACAGTATCGTAAACAATTAAAATAAAGACACATGTACAAAGAACTAAAAATACCAGGCAGGACTCTCTATGTTTCCTTTAATCTTAGAGTAATACTACAGTTTACAAAAGAATACGGAAATGAAGAGGGTTCTGCTAATATTGACATACAAGATGCAATTGCAAAAAGTGGTTTAGAGGGGCAAATGAAATTGTTTTGGATGGCATTGAAAGAAGGTCATAGAAAGGCTAAGAAAGACTTTGATATGAGTTTTGATCCAGACTTTTTTGACTTTATTGATGACAATCCAGACGTTATTGAAGAGATTGCAAAGTCATTTACTGACAGTATGCCTCAAGTAACAGCAGGGCAAAAAAAAAGGGTGACGAGTACAAAGAAGAGTTAAAGATTACAGAGGATTGGTTGAGGCAAAAGGTCATGGGGGAATTAGGTTGGGGGTTTAGTGATTTTTATGAGGCAAGTATGAGGGATGTGATTAATGCTATTTTAGGTTATCATAATCGTATTTACGAACAAACTAAATTAGCATACGAAGTAAGTAGATACAATGCTGCCTTACAAATATCAATACAACTTCCAAAGGGTAAAGGGATAAAAGATCCAAAAGAATTAGGAGAGTTTAGTTGGGAAAAGCCAGTATCAAAGAAAAAGAATTTAAGTAAAGAGCAGATAAATAACCTTATGGATAAGATGGATAGTCCAAAGGTTGTTAAAAAAGAAAAGTTAGATGGCAAACAGCTTCAAAGATTTACTACTCCGAATAGGGATTGACACAAGAGGATTAGATGCCGAGGTCAATAAACTACAGCGTAAATTAACGAGGTTTGCAAATCAAACTGAAAGATTAGGAAAGACACTCACAACAAACATTACATTACCTTTAGGATTAGCAGGAGCAGCAGCAGTTAAGACATTTGCTGACTTTGATAGATTAGAAAAAGGTCTTGATGTATTTGCATCTACAGGAACTACAGGTGCTGAAGAGTTAGAAAAATTATTAGATGTAGTTAGGGATGCAAGAACTACTTTGGATTTAAAATCCGCAGCAGGTGGTGCATTACAGTTACAAGCAGTAGGTATTGAGGCAGATAGAGCAAGAGAGATTATTAGGCAGTTAGGTATTGCTGCTACTGTTTCTGGTTCTGAGATTGCTGATATTAGTGAAATTGTAAGACAGTTTGCCCAGGCTCTTTCATTAGGTAGAGTTTTAGAAACTGATTTAAGAATTATTAAACAAAGAATACCTGCAATAGGTAAGATTCTTAAAGATGAATTTGGAACTGTTACTGCTGAAGGGTTAAGAAGTGCAGGAGTAAGTGCTGAAGAATTTGTTGATCGCCTTGTTGGAGCGATAGAGAAAAACCAAGCTTTTCAGAATGTACAGATTAGTGCTGCTAAAGCAATAGAAACATTCACTACTAACGTAAAGATTGCAGTAGCAGAGATTGGTAAGATAATTAGTAAGTCTTTAAATTTAACCGACACACTTAACTCTTTTGCTATACAAATTGATAGGGTTACTCAGTTCCTCAAGTCATTAGATGAAGGAACAAGAGATTTTATAGTTAAGTTAGCTTTATTTGCTGCTGCAATAGGCCCTGTTTTACTTGCGTTGACTGGAATAATAAAAACAGTTATAGTAGTAAAAGAAACTTTAGGATTATTGGGTGGTGTGTTATTTGATGTAGGCAACGCTATTATAGGCCCTTTTAGAACTGCAATCATTCGGATGGGTGAGGCTATTTTAGCAGGTGCAAGGAATACTGAATTATTAGGCATTGCTTTAAGGTCAGCACTTCCATTAGCAGCAGTAGCGGCAGGAGTTGGCTTAATTATAAAAGCATGGAAAGATTATACTTATCAATTAGATTTGGTCAACAAAACCCAGGATACACTAAGAAGTGTAGAACAAGAGTCTAATCAATTAAGTCAAGAACGAGCTGTCAGAGTAAAAAGTTTAATACGCATCCTTGAAGATGAAAATGCAACCTATGATGATAAAGAACACGCGTTGCTTGTACTTAATACGATAACTAATAAACAGTTTAAAAGTGTTAGAGTATTAAAAGATGAGGTAACAGGGTTAGACGATGCTTCAAAAAAATATCTTTCCACTTTAAATGCACAGATAAAATTAGAAAAAATTCAAGAGAAAATTGCTCTACTTCAAAGGCAGAGTTTAAAAATATTAGATGGTAATTTAGAAGATGTTAACTTGAGTCTAATAGACTACTTTAAAATAATAACATCTGGCGGTTTTGCGTTATCAGCTGTAGGTTCTGCTCAAGAATATGCAAATAGAAAGTTTAAAAATGGCAGAGAAGTAGTAGACGCAAATAAAAAAGCTATTGATGCATTACTAATAGAGTTCGATGAGTTAAATAAGGTATTATTAGAGAACGGTAAAGCTGTTGAAGAAAACAAAAATAAAGTAGAGGGTGAATTAGAAGGCACAAAAGATATATTCCAAGAGTTATTAAAGGAATTAGAGAAGATAGATTATTTTGGTGCTTTATTTAATGAAGAGGATTTAGCAATAGCGGAAAATAAATTATCTGCAATAAAGTCTGCATTAGATGAGGCTTATGACGTAGAAAATTTAGAAGAAAGAACAAGATTACTTGGATTAATTACTCAAATATTTGCAGATCAACAAGCAGAAGTGGATAGGTTAACTATTAAGTTAACTGATTATCAAAAAGTATTAAAGGAACTGTCTGATATTGAGTTTACTGCAAATCTTACAGGGGAAAATATAATAGACACAATAAAATCTCAATTAGATGCTATAAGGTCTGCTCAGATAGATATTCCTGTAGAAAGTATAGACTTTTTAGAGTTAGAAGATAAATATGCAGAACTTGAAGAGAAGTTAAAGCAAGAAGTAGAGTCTTTTATATTTAATGATTTACAAAAAGATTTAGACTCTGTAGAAAAACAAGCTGCGAACTTTGGGTTATCTGTAGAGGATTTAAACAATATTAAGATAGATAAGCTTATAGGCTACTTAGAATTAGTTTATGAGATACTTGGAGATAATAGTGCAGCGGCAGACAAGGTTAGAGAAGCTTTAGCTAAATTAGGAGTAACTGGTAATACTGCTCAACAGCAATTAACAGGATTTCAGAAATTTGTAGAAGAGAATGCAGAGCAAATAGCAGGATTCGTTAAAAGAGGCGTAGAAAATATATTCCAAATAATAAGTGAAGGTTTTGCAAGAAGGAATGAGGCTAAAGCGAACTTAGAGGAAGCAAGAAAAGAATTGTTAAAATTAGAGGCAACAGGTAAAGCAACAAAAGAAGAATTACAAGCAGCCGAAGCAGCAGTTTTAGGCTTTGCTCGTACAGTAGCTACTAATGACTTATTTGAAAATATTGCAAGGGCATTTAAGCAAATAGTAGTTGAGATTGGAAAAGCAATATTAAAAGCTTTATTGTTTGCAGCTATTGTAGCGGCATTGGCTGAAATATTCCCTGCATTAAAAGCACCACTAAAAGGTCTTGGGGCAGTAAGTGATGTTGCAGGAGCGGCAGGAGATGGTGGTGGTGGGTTATTTGCGAAATTATTTAAATCATTTTTATTTGCTGATGGAGGATTAGTGTATGGCCCTGTAAGTGCAATCATTGGAGAAGGACAAGGTACAAACAGAAGAAACCCAGAAGTAGTTGCCCCATTAGATAAGTTGAAGGATTATATTGATGGCAATGGAGCAATGATGTTGACTTCAAGATTAAGTGGATCGGATTTATTATTGTCAGTTGAAAGAGCAAAAAGAGATAGAAGCAGATAATGGGAGTTAGACTACAAAGTACATTTTATAGCGAAAGAGAACACGAGTATACAATTAGTATATATGATAGTCTTTATAGCGATACCCCATTAGAGTTTGAATGTATTGACTGTGTAATAAGTTATGATTTTGATGGAGATGAGGATGATAGGTTTAGTCCAATTATTTCCTCTACTGCTAAAGTTAGTATTATTATTAATACAAATGATTTAGAAACATTTACAACTGACTTATTGTCTGCTCCAGAAGATAGATTTTATGTATTAATAGAGGATGATGAAAGTCCTAATGAATTTAGGTGGGTAGGTTATATATTGCCAGACCAAGTAGTTCATGAAGATATTCCAGTTACTACAGGTTATGAATTTCTTTTAACTGCTAAAGATGGATTTAATTGGTTAAAGACTGCTGAGTATAAAGATGATGGTGGTATTGAATATTTAGGTTATGATACTTTAAAAAACCACATCCTAAACGCATTAGATAAACTCCCTTTCTTAGACGAGATATATGGTAGTGGCAACACTTATATAAAGTTTTTAATGACTTGGTATGAGCATTATATGCAAACTGATATATTGGGCAATTATAATCAACTTAATCATTTAAGAATACATCACAGAGCATTTAAGTGGAAAGATAGTAATGGGAATAAACATTATAGAAGTTGTTATGACGTATTAAAGTACATTGCAATTGTATTTGGAGCAAGATGGATTTTTAGTGGTAGATATATTTATTTTGTACAAGTTAATGAATACGATACTTCTGAAGCCACTAAGACTTGGTGGAATATGAGAAATGATGCAGTAACTACTTTGCATTTAGGTACAGAACCTTTAGTGATAGAAAATAATCAAACGACACTTGACGATACAGAAATAATAAGAGAAGGTGGTGGATTGTTTAAGTATTATCCTGCATTAAAAGAAGTTACAATTAAGTATGAGCATGTTGGTACAAGAAACTTTTTAGCAGGTGAAGAATATAATGATGATCAAAGTCCAGAATCTCAAAGAAAGATATTAAGCGAATTTGACCCTACATTTACTGAAGCATTCTTATCTATTAGGTTCACATTATATTATGATAGCACATATTTATTAGGCTCTGCTCATACTGCTCACTATTTAGTGTTTGGATTTAAAGTAATAGATGCAGGTTTTGTAGAGGATGATTTTGCTACTACTAATAATGGCACATATAAAAGAGATGTAATTTTTGATGGAAACACATATACTTATACTGCACCAATTTGGACAACAGATACAAATGAATATTATAAAATAGTAGTTCCTGTTCAATATGCAGGGCAAAGATATATAGTTACAGAAGCTTTTTCAGTTGCAGATTTGCCTAATGCTTATGGATTTGGTTTAGAGTTTGATTTAGTAGAAGCTTATACATTAGATGGATTTCCTCTTTCTTTGGGTAAGTTGGAATACAATTGGCACGTTGACACAATGTATGGAGAATATGTTTCTCTACAGTTTTTTGGAGAACAGAATGACATATTAGAGTATAAAGCAATTAATGATGAATATGCAACTAAATTATATGATAAGACAAGTATATTAGGAGATGGACCAAGCCTAAATAGTCCTGGCAGAATTGACGTATGGGATGGAACACAATGGATTAGAAGTAGTAGTTCATCTAATTTAAAGTGGAGTAGTCCAAATATAGAAGAAAAGAATATTAGTCAATTACTTGCTAATGAAATAATAAGTTCACAGTTAAGTCCTGTAAAGTATTTTGCTGATATGTCATTTATTGTTGAGAATGCAAGTAATAAGTTTTTACTTCCCCACTATGCAATTAAGTATGATGGAGAATATTGGGTTTTCCAGGGTGGTGAAATATTATTGTTTGATGACAGAGTTAGGGGTAATTGGTGGAAAATAAACTATGAAAGCTAATGGGATTTACAGAAGCTACGGTTAGGGCGTTACCAAGAGATTTTGATAGACCATTTACTTTTAGGGATTCAAGTGGTGGAGCGATTGCTACAACTACAAGTGTGGTTGATGCAGAAAGCGGAACAGAATTAAGTGGGGGAGGTGGTGGATTTGGTTTTATTCAACAAGAAAGATTTGTTGCAGATGGTATAAGTAGGACTTTTACTGTAACAGAAAGTGAAGAGTTGCCAGAGAACGCAAGTGATGTAATGGTGACAAGGAATGGCTTATTTTTAAGTGAAAAATATTTTTCATCATTAGATTCAGTAAATGGTTCTTTAGAGTTAACTTTTACCCCAGATGAAGGAGATATTATAGTGTTGATATGGTTTATTAAGACAGTAGTTAAGGGTAATATATATCAAGAAATATTTAGTGGGGGATCAAATAGTTTTACCACATCAAGCACTTTGACAAGTAGAGTAAAAAATGTATTTGCTTTTGTTAATGGATTGCACTTGGACTATGCTAAATTTGTAGGAATTAATGGAAATACAATCACTTTGAATTATACTCCATCTGCTGATGACAGTTTAGCTTTTGTATGGTTTCAGACATTCCCTAACCAACTAAAAGTAGTGCAGGAACAAGTGGTTAGTAGTGGAAGTTCTACATTTACATTAACAGAGAATGAAGGCAAAATACCCTCTACAAGTGATCACATTTTAGTAGTTAGGAATGGTCAACATATTAGTAATAATTATATTAGTGGAATTAATGAAACAAATAGTACAGTAACTTTGACTTTTGCTCCAGATGGTGGTGATGAAATGTTGTTTATTTGGTTTATGGATAAAGAAGTGGGTAATGAAGCTAAGTCTACAATGTTTCAAGAACAATTGTTTCCAGATGGAACTACTAATGTTTTACAAGTCACTCAGAATGAAAGTAAGTTACCAAATGAATTATCCAAAATAATGATATACAGAAACGGACAATTTATTAGTAATGATTTTGTAGATTCTTATAGTGAGTTAGATGGAACTATTAATTTATTATTTACTCCAAGAAGTGGAGAGAAATTTACAGTAGTATGGGTAATATAAAAATCTTTTTTCTTCTTTTAGTGCCATTTATTGCAGCGTCACAGAATTATCCGCGATTCGAATTATATCAACTCGTTCAAGGTCAGGATTCTGGGCAGTTCATTGTAACTGATTCGGATTCTAATTTAGTTTTTTCCAATTTGTTAAAATTAAGGTTTAGTCCAGATACGGCATTGATTTTTAATGGAGATACGATTGCGGTCAAGACCGATTTATCATTTCCTACATTTTTAGCTGGACTTGGAATTACCATAGAATTTGATTCTGACCTTAACCAATATTACATTGAATCACTTGCAATAGAAGATACGGTTTTTAATAATTCATTTGTTGATATTCCAAAAGGCACTCCGGTTTATGCCGTTGGCGGTCAAGGTAGAGATTACTGGTCTGTAGATGTTGCGGATGCAAGTGATCCGAATAAAATGCCAGTAATTGGAATTGCAGAAGATGTTTTACCTGCTCGAGATTGGGGGAAGTTACTAATTAAAGGTCATATTACAAATGTGCCTACTACAGGACTTGATGAAGGTGCGGAAGTGTATGTAGCTGTTGGCGGTGGTTATACTGATGAAATACCGAAAGGGGAAAATGTAATCATCCAAAGACTCGGTACGGTCATAAAAGGAAACAAAAACAATGGTAGCGGAATCATTAATTTGGGCGATCCAGTTACTGCACCTAATTTAAATCCAGATAGAATATTCATTGGAGATGTGGATAGCAATGTTACAAGAATCAATTTATATACTGCCATTAAGGATACAGCTTCTGTATTAGTTTCAGATTCCCTTACCAATTACGCATCGAGAACCGAGTTGGCGGATAGTTTATATTTGTATCCTAATAGAACGGAATTAGCGGATACGGCAAATAATATAAGGTTAAGTATTCCAATTCAGATAGGAGATTCGCTTACTAATTACGCATCAAGAACGGAGTTAGCGGATACTGCAAATAATATAAGATTAGACATACCTACTTATATTTCCGATTCATTACTTAATTACGTTTCACGAATAGAATTAGGGGATAGTTTATATTTGTATCCTAATAGAACAGAGTTAGGCGATACGGCATTAGCGATTAGGAATACAATTCCAATTCAGATAGGAGATTCTTTAGTCAATTACGCATCGAGAACGGAGTTGGCGGATACGTCAAATAATATAAGGTTAAGTATTCCTATTCAGATTGGAGATTCTTTGGTCAATTACTCATCGAGGACGGAGCTTCAAGATACGGCATCAGCAATCAGAGCAGACTTTCCAGCTGCGGGCGGAGATGTTACAACTGCACAATTAGCGGATACGGCATCGGCAATTAGGGGAGATATTCCGAGGTTACCTTTGACTTTAGGAACGCAAACGGATGGTAATTATGTAGCAACGGCAACTACAAGTGGAAATGGAATTAGTGGTAGTGCAACAGGAGAAGGGTCAACATTTACAGTAACATCAAACGCAACTACTAATAATACTGCCAATACTATAGTATTTAGAAATGCAAGTGGCAATTTTAGTGCCGGAACAATTACAGCTACATTAAGTGGCAATTCATCAACGGCAACTAAACTTCAAACATCTCGGGTTATTTCTTTGACATCTGATGTAACTGGAGGAGCATCCTTTGATGGTTCTGCAAACGCATCCATAACCGCAACCGTAGTTGACGATTCACACAACCATATAATTTCAAACGTTGATTTTCTATCCGATAGTTTAACTGCATTAAGAACGGCTATTAACGCAGCTGGTGGTGGAGGTGGATTGTGGTCGGAAGGAGCAACTCCCGGAGAAATATATTACAATAGCGGAAATGTTGGTATTGGAAATACGGATCCGGATTATCCTTTGCACGTTACTGGGGATGGTTATTTTACAGATGATTTATTAGTATTTGATAGAATTTATATAGGTTCGGATTTTAATCATACAAGTGTAGGTTATTCTCCTTATATTGATAGATATGCAGCTACGGGAGAAACCGGTATGGATTTTTATGCTTATATGTCTAATTCATCATTTCCATTATATAGATTTATAGATAGTTATGATTCTTACTCAACTGTTTTTCAATTAAATCCGGCTGCAAGTACTTATCAAGCCGTAATTAATGGTAAAACCGATTTAAATGGAAACCTTACTCAATCAGGAACAATCGTACAAGATGGCGGTACGGTTACTTTTAATAATACGCAAGGTAATTACGATTTTGGAGTAGGTTCGGCAAATTACTTGCCTTTTATGTGGGTGGATGCGTCTGCGGATAGAATGGCGGTTGGTGGTGGTACTCCGGATTATACCTTAGACGTAACCGGAGATATTAATTTTACTGGCGATTTGTATGACGATGGTAGTTTAGTTAGTTTTACCGAAACGACTATTAATAACAATGCAGCCAATAGTATTATAAGTGGATCTAATACGGCAAATACTTTAGAAGCCTACGCTAATATAAATGTAAGCAACTTACCAAAAATTTCTTTTTATAATGCAACTACAGGTAATACATCTACAGATGGCACAGATTTATCTTATGTAAGTGGTTATCCTGACGATTTCATAATACATAATCACGAGAGTACTGGAACTATAAGTTTAGTAATTAATAATTCAATTGATTTTACAGTAAAGTCAGACGGTTCAATACAGATTTTGGATTTAACTGGTGTGTCTGACGTTGGCGCAGATGCAAATGGTGTTCTACAAGCTGCTACATCCGACACCACATTAAAAACAAATATTCTACCTAACAAATACGGATTAAAAAAGGTAATGGATTTAGAAACCATTAAATTTAATTGGAAGGATAAAAAAAGTAAAGGTTCTCAAAACGAGGTTGGATTTAATGCCCAAAACTTACAGAAGGTAATTCCGGAAGCGACATATACCATACCTTCAAATGGCAAGTTAGGTATTAAGGATGATGCCATAATCGCAACCCTAACCAAAGCAATCCAAGAGCAACAGGAAATGATTGAGGAACTGCAAAAGGAAATAAAACGAATTAAACGTAAAATAAAATGAAACAGATATTAATCATATTAAGTCTATTCGCATCGGTTTCGACCTTTGCACAATCGCCCAGAATTAAACTGAATCAGATTACAAAGGACACGGTTAAGGGTTCGGTTCTGATTTCTTCTCCAACCGATTCGGGAATGGTTTACTCAAGGGATTTATTTATCAGCTACGGAGCTGATACGGTTTTGATTTTGGGAGGAGATACTTTAGCAGCTACATCCAGTATAATTAGTTCGGTACTATCGGATGGCGTTACCATTACGGGCGATGGCACAACAGGAAGCGAATTGACCGCGGATACATCTGTATTGGCTACGCTTCGAGCATTATCCGATTCATTGGCGTTGTTAATCAGTTCCGTTACGGCTGATAATGTAACCATAACTGGAGATGGCACGGTTGGTTCGCCTTTGAAAGTGGACACGTTAACGGTTATAGCTACGAAAGGAGATTTAACAGATTACGTTACAGTTGCAGGAACTCAAACGATAACAGGTGCGAAGACGTTTAGTACAGGTATTGTAGTTAATGAAGATGGGAATGATGTAGATACAAGATTTGAAGGAGATACAGATGCAAATTTATTGTTTTTAGACGCGAATACAAATAGTGTAGGTATAGGTACGAATACTCCGAGTAATAAGTTACATATATATGCAACTGATGGTCTTTCATATTTACGTTTTACAAGTAATGTTGCTACAACAGGAGCAAGAATTGGTTATAATTCAGATGTATTTAGAATTGACCAGCAACAAAACTCAGATATAGAGCTAAGAACTAATAATGCCGAGCGCATACGCATTAAAGCAAATGGCGATGTAGGTATAGGTACGAATACTCCGAGTCATCCTTTAGAAATGGGTAGTGGTGCACACGTTACAACTGGTGGTGTTTGGACTGATGCTTCAGATATTAAATTAAAAACAAATATAAATTATATTTATCCTTATGGATTAGAAGATATTATGAATTTAAAACCTACAATGTTTGATTACAAAAATGGAGAAAAAAATAGTTTAGGTTTTATTGCTCAAGATATTTATGAAATAATTCCTGAAGCTATTTCATCAACAATAGATATTAATGGCAATGAAACAATGGGAGTAAAAATGGTTTCAATTACGGCAACTTTGGTTAAAGCCATCCAAGAACAACAAGCAATCATCGAATCTCAAGCATTCGAAATAGAACAACTAAAAACATTAATAACAGAATTAAGCAATAGATTACAAATATTAGAAAATAATTAATATGAAAACGTTATTCACATTCAGACAGGCATTAGAGGTAGTGATGTTCATTATGATAGTCCTATTCTCTAAGGCGTTAAAAAGTCAGGTACCTGATTCTATTTACTATGTACCATTTACGTTCACAACCGATGAAACAGTAGATACATCTGATTCCCAAGCGTTTATCGTGTACGAATCCAAGATTCTTCCGAATACAGGTATAATGACATTTGAAGCGATTGATAAGGTTATGGATTCCGTTCAAGTAAGCGAATACGCATTTAATCTAATCTATCGAAACGAAAACCTTAATTGGTTGGACGCAGCTCGGTTAATGAAACGAGAAAAACTCGCAAGGTTATATGCTCCTGTTAATGACATAATCCGAGAAATGGAGGGATACGGCTTCTTTGTCAAGACAAGATTAAAGTTCGGAGATGGATTCGAAGGCAGATGGATTGCTCGTATTAATGGTGGAGATATAATTTGGTTGGAGGTTGATAGATTAATGAACGTAACCGAAACCACAATGCAAGGAGAATTAATCGAAGGTGGCAGAACAGGAAAGATGTTGATATACACCGAAAATAGATTCAAAGTTCAGACCTTGTTCAATGACGTTATTGATTTTAGAGAGTATTGGAATAAGGAATTGGATTCTGATTTCTTTGTAATCGAATCAGATGGTAATAAGGTAATAATGCGTAAAATAGATTAGATATGAAATACGACAACATTGTACCAGTATTTGAACGAATGGTTAAAAGCAATGGATTTGCAGTAGTTGTTATGTTTGGAATGATGACTGCGATGGCATATACTTTGTGGAATCAATACAATCGCATGAATGATCGACTTACTGCTCTTGAACAAGAAATTGTAGAGTGCTATAAAGAAAATGCAGTCAAGAGCAATGTACTAATAGAAAAGAATACTAAAGTAATGGAAGAAGTAATATTTCACTTGCAAAATAAAAAGTGATGGCTAAACAAAAAATAACTATTGATAAGGTCATAACTATTT